TACCACCAAATTAATATAGGTGATAAGACTTTTTTAGTAATGGATAATGATATTTATTTACCTGCTGATAAGATAGAGATACGTGAAGAGAGTACAGAGGGTAAAGCAATGATCTGTTTCATTGACCACGTAGCAACTAACATAAAAGGCATAGAGAAGGGTTGTAGTGTTATTAGTGTACGATCAACTATGTATGAATTTGATTTGAATTAATTATAATAGGTTATGGCAGGAATAAAAACCATATTAAATACGTTGATAATCTAACGGAGCCTATTTTAAAATATAATTTCGTATAAACACAAATAACAAAATATTATTTTAATATGACACAGAGAGAATACAACGATCTTCCTTACGGGGAAGATATAAGATTAGAATTAAAAAACGGGTGTGTAGTAATTGCATACAAATTAAAGGCAGGCGGTTTTTGTAGTGTTAAAGAGTGTAAAACCGTTTACAACATAGAAGAGGTTAAGTAAATGTCAGAACTTAAAGTAGGTGTTAACTTTGAATTTCTTTTAGACAACTACGAAGATAGTAGAGGTATAGTATTGTTAGGCGGTACACGTTCGGGTAAGTCAAGAGCTACAGTACAATTTATATTCTACTATTGTTTATGTCATACAGGCAAAGAAATAATAATAGCAAGAGACACCAAAGCAAATATAAGATCCACAATATTAAAAGATTTCGAGGCGGTAGCATACGGAACCGATGAGATACCCGCCATGTATTCAGGCTTTAGAGTTAATAAGACAGAACTAACCGCAGAGATTAACGGGAACAATCTAAAATTCATAGGCTTAAATGATGATCCTTTAAGAGTGTACGGTTTAAAGAGTGACCTATTTTTTATCAATGAGGTAATAGGAACTTATGAAAGTTCATTCGATCAGTTAGAACAAAGATGTACAGGTACTTGGATATTAGATAGTAACCCTTCTGTACCTAATTCATGGGCTTATCAATTAGATAAAAGAGAAGACGTAAGATTTTACAGGACTACATTTAAAGATAATCCTTTCTTAGAAGATGAGATAGTAAAGAAGATACGTAGTTACGAACCTACAGACTTTAACATAGAGCAGGGAACAGATGACCCTCGAATGTGGGCTATCTACGGAGAAGGTAAAACATTCAAAGGCAAAGAGATTATATACCCTGATTGGGAAACCTATGACGAAGACCCTGTAGAATACGATCACAAATTCTACGGTCAAGATTTTGGCTGGGTCCATCCTGCTGCAAATATCCAAGTAATCAATAAAGGGAAAAGCTTATACCTAAAGGAAGTTTTTTATGCGTCCTATACAACTACTCCAAACATGATAGAAGTTATCAAAGAAGCTATTAAAGGAGGTGAAGAGACTTACATCGTATGTGATAGTGAAGATCAAAAGGCAATTAATGAATTTATACAAGGGGGTTTACCTGCATTTGCAGTTAAGAAACCCGCAGGAAGTGTACTAAGTGGCATAAGGAAATGCCAAAAGTTTAGTATCTTTATACACAGGGATAGCCACAACCTACAGAGAGAAATGAATAATTACAAGTGGAAAATAAATAAGACTAGTGGGGGAGTTTTAGATGTACCTGTTAAGGAACATGACGATGCAATGGACGCTTTTAGGTACGTTGTTTATACTTTTTTATAGTCAATTATTTTTAGTATTTTTGTTGTAATTTCAATATTCAATGAATAGAGTACAGAAGATTTTAAATTGGATTAGTCCTAAGGCCAACAAGAGCCAAACTATTAGACTGACTTCACACGACACCTCAAGATTTAAACTATTCAACGGATTGTTTAGTTTCTCATTTGCTAACGATGGTAAGGCTTTTAATAAATATATAGAAGCGTTTAGATCCAATCCTTTAGTATTTACAATCATTACTAATATTTCACGTAACGAATCATCACTACCTAGAATATACGTAGATGCTAACGGTAATGAAGTGACTAACTCTAAGATGCAAGAGGTTTTACAAAGCCCTAACGCCAATCAATTCGAAATAGATTTTAGACAAGAGTTAGATGAGACTTTATTAAGCACTGGTAATGCCTTTATAAGAAGTATAGGTATAGTAGGAAACAATGTAGCAGAGTTAACCGTATTACCTACAGACAAGGTAGATATAGTAATCAACAGTATTAACGAGGTTATCTATTACGTTTACAATCAGAACGACAAAGCAAAGGTAAGAATAGAGTTAGAGGATATGTTACACATTAAAACGACAAACATAGTTCACACTAATGATGAGGCTGCATTTTATGGGTTTAGTCCTTTAGAGGCGGCGTTTAATTTAGTAGTTAGTTCAAATGAAATATTTGAAGCAGAGGCAGCAATATTTAAAAACAAAGGTATAGTAGGTTTGTTGACTAATGAGACAGAAGTACCTATTCTTAATAAGGAACGTCAAAGATTACAGACAGAATTTAACGAAGAGATAGGTGGAGCAGATAGATTTAACCAAGTCCACATAACAAGTAGTAAGTTAAAGTATATTCAAATGGGCATGAGTCCTACAGATTTAAAACTCTTAGAAGGTATTATAAATAAACTCAGGTTGCTTTGCTCGGTGTATGGCCTTAACTCAGTACTGTTTAACGATCAGGCTAACAGTAAGTTTGACAACATGGCCGAAGCTTCTAGAATGGCAATGATTAATTCATACCTACCATTAGGTAAAAAGATAGATAGAAGTTTATCAAGGTTCTTAAACCAGAAGTTAGGTACTCAGGAATTTATTAAGATTGATGAAAAGAAAATAGACGTACTTAAAGTAATCAATACAGACTTAAGCGAACAAATATTAGCACAGTTCGAAGCGGGGTTAATAGATCAAGCACAGGCACAAGATGCTTTAGGTTGGAACAACACCGAATAATCATTATATTTGTATAATGGGTAAACTAACGAAAGACAAAGTAAAACAGCTTAAGAAGGCCAAAAAGAAAATGGTTAAAGGCAATAACTTAATTAAGAAATGAATATCACAGGTAAAACATTTGCAACTAAGAAGGAAGAAATTTCCTACATGGTTAAGCATAAAAAAGATATTGCAGAATTTAAGAAGGCTGTTAAGAAAGAATTTGTACAGGGCTTATCTATGTCTACAGATACTACTGTAGTTAAAGCACTAAGCACATCTAAAGAGACTGATACTGATACTGTAATCAAAAGAACTATTATAGGCAATACTTATAATTGGTTAGACTCTCACGGTGATGTGCATTTAGACGGTACGTTTACTAAATCCATTAGCGAACGTCAAGAAAGAATTTGGCACTTACACGATCATGAGCATAAGATGACAGCCAAGGTAGGTGAACCATCAAGTATATATGAAAAGACTGTAGCATGGTATGAATTAGGTATTGAAAAGGTAGGTACTACTACTTCATTAATGATGGATAGCGACATATTAAAAGACTACAATGCTTTAATGTTTAACCAATACAGAACAGAGAAAGTAGATCAGCACTCTGTAGGTATGTTTTATGTTAAGTTAGACTTAGCAGTTAACGATCCTGACTTTGAAGAAGAACATAAAGTATGGACAACTAACATAGATAGAATAGGTAACAAAGCAGACGCAGAGGAATTAGGTTATTTTTGGGCGGTTAAAGAAGCTAAGTTAATAGAAATAAGCGCAGTACTAGAGGGTAGTAATTCACTAACACCAACAGTAGAAGCTAAAGATATTGAGCCGTTGCGAGACACTCAAAAAAACGAGCCGTTGAAAGACACTCAAAACGAACAAAAAAACAATTTAATTAATTTTTACAAAACTTTATAAAATGAATTTTAAAGAATTTTTAGTATCTAAAGGGTACGAAATTACAGAAGAGACATCAGCAGAAAAAATGGCTGAATACTACTCAGAGTTTAACGATGTTAAGCGAAAAGAATTAGAAGATGCTATTACAGCAAAGAACGAAGAGTTAAAAGAAACTATCAAGTCTGAACTTAAAGATAATCAAGTAGATCAATTAAAAGCTTTGAACGATGCACTTAAGGCACAAGGTTTAGCAATTAAGAAGATCACAGAAAGAGATAACGATGATATTTCTTTAACTAACGCTAATACTCTTGATAAATCTTTAGAGGACAATAAAGAAGCTCTTAAGGCAATGACTGAAGGCGGTGGTAAAGTTACATTGAAGGTTGCAGGTGATATGACTATCATTGGTAATATTTCAGGTGGTAACGTTCCTGTTGAACAAAGAGAAGCAGGTGTAAACAACGTAGCTAGAAGACGTACATTTATTCAAGAATTAGTTAATAGTGGTACTGCTGTATCAAATGTTATTTCTTGGGTTGAACAACAAAACGTAGACGGTACAGTAGGCGGAACAGTTGAGGGTACATTGAAAAATCAAATTGATTTCGATCTTGTTGTAGTTTCTGAGAACGTTAAGAAAAGAACAGCATTTATCAAAGTTTCTACAGAAATGTTAGGAGACATTGATTTTATGCGTACTGAGATTAACAACGAGCTTACACAAAGATTAGCTTTAGATATTGACGATCAAGTATTAAACGGTAATAACGTAGGGCAAAACCTTAATGGCATCATTACACAATCTACGGCATACGCTGCGGGTGCATTTGCTTTGACAGTTGTTGACCCTAATTTAGTAGATGTATTAACTACTGCTGCTAATCAAATTGATATAGCTAACCACTTTGCTACTTCTCACGTAGTACACCCTACAGATCTTACAGCTTTAAGATTAGTTAAGGCGGGTGCTGCTGATGGACAGTATGTTAATCGTTTACAAGATATAGCGGGTAACCTTACTTTAGATGGTATTAGAGTTGTTGCAAACACAGGTATAGCTCAAGATGAGTTCTTAACTATGGATGGTTCGAAAGATACTGTATTTAGTAAAGGTGAAATGACTATACAAGTAGGTTTAGATTCTGATGATTTTACTAAAAACTTTAGAACTGTTCTTATCGAATGGAGAGGTTTAAATAGAATCAAAGGAAATGATAAAACTGCATTTGTAACGGGTACTGTTTCTACTGCAATTACAGCACTTACTAAACCGTAAGAAGCTGATGTTTATATACAACGGCCTCGCTATTAACGTAGCGGGGCTTTGTTGGTAAAAGAAATTAAGTTATGAAAGTAGAGATATTATTAGATCATCCAGCAGGACTTAAGAAAGGCCAAAAGGTAGATGTTAACGAAATGGTAGGAAATAAGTTAATTACTGATAAGATAGCAAAGAAAGTAGGAGCAAAAAAAGCGACAAAGAAAGCTAAGTAATGAGTTTACCAATCACCACAACATCCGATTATAAACTAGGTAGTCTTAAGATAAGTACTACTAGGTTTGACGCGACTGAATTAGAAGCGTATATAGCAGAGTGGGAAGCACCAACAATAAAGGATCTTCTTAACGATGAAATGTACATAGATATTAGAGATGATAATCCTTTACATTCTAAATACACCGCTTTAATTAATGGCGTTGACTGGACAGATGATGAAGGAGATGTACACGTATTAAGAGGATTAAAAGAAGTTCTAAAAAGGTTTGTTTATTGGCATTTTAACAGC